GATGTCGGGCTACATGGCGCAGGCCCGGTCCGTCGCTGCCAGCATCGACCGAGTGTCCGGTCACCCGATCGGCGGCGTGGTCACGCGGCAGGCTGCCGGTATGCAGCTCGCCGCGCTGCACAACCAGCTGGCCGAGCTGCTGGACCGGCTGTCGCCCGACAGCGGAGAGGTAGACGAGTTCGAGCAGCTGCAGCGCGACATGCGCGAGGCCGACGAGCGCGCCGCAGCTGCAGCTCGCGTCAAGCTCGGCGAGCCTGCTCCCGACTACGACGATGTCCCCGGCCGTGGTTGAGCCGCGCCACCACACCGCCCGCACCGACCGGCCGACGCGCGGCGCAGCGGTCGGTGTCCTGGCACGCGCCAAAGGCTCGCCGTTCATGCCCTGGCAGCAGGACGCCGCCGACGTCGCGTGCGAGTTCGACCCGGTCACGATGCACTACGCCTACGGCATCATCGTCGTGTCCGTCCCCAGACAAGCGGGCAAGACGTTCTGGGAATCGAACATCGCCGATCACCGGTGCATCACCACGCCGCGCGCCCGCGTCTGGATCACGATGCAGAACGGCAAGACGGTCGACAGCTGGATGCGCGAGGAACACTTCGAGCAGCTGGGACGCTCGCGCGCCTTCGACGGCAAATACACGCAGGTCCGTCGAGCTGGCGAAGTCGGTGTCAAGTGGGGTCACGGTTCGAGCTTCTACACGTTCCCGCCGAAGCGCGACGCGCTGCACTCGAAACAGGGTGACGACGTCATGGTCGATGAAGCTTGGGCACACAACGCCGAAGTAGGCGCTGATCTGCGACAGGCAATCCGGCCGACTATGGCGACCCGTCGCGGGTCGCGCCTGTTCGTCGTGTCGACGATGGGCGATGACGCATCGGTCTACTTCGACAACTACGTCGAGCTGGGCCGCGCGTCACTCGGCGACCCCTACGCCCGCGTCGCGTTCATCGACTACGGCATCGGCGACGACGACGACCCGAACGACCTCGACGTCATCGCCGCGCATCACCCTGCCTACGGCTACACGCTCGACCGGCAGTCGCTCGTCGACGCGCACACCGAGTTCATGAGTGACCCGACTCTCGGCGCGGCAGGCTGGGCGCGTGCCTACGGCAACCGGCCGACCCGGTCCCGCGTCGCCGCCATACCGCCCGAACGTTGGGCCGCAGCTGGTCGACCGACACAGGACCGACCAGCTCGCGCAGGCGTCGGACTCGACGCCTCCCCGGACGGTATGCGCGCGACCCTGGCCGCAGGCTGGCGCGGCATCCTCGAGGATCCGAAGCTCGGACCCGTAGACGCGCAGTTTGTCGAGCTGCTGCGCACCGGTCCGCCGACGCGCGAGCTGCCGCAGATCATCGCGCAGGTGTGCAACCGGATGCGCGTGCCTCTGACCGTCGACCGAGGCAGTATGGGCGCGCTCGAAATCGTCGACGCCGTCGCGCAGCTGCGCGACGCTCCCGAGGTCCGCTGGCTCAACCTGGCCGAGTTCACTGCAGGGTGCGGCATGTTCGAGCGCGGCGTGCTCGACGACACCCTGCATCACTTCAATGACCCCGACCTCGACGCGGCCGTGCAGGTCGCGACGAAGCGCAACCTAGGCGACGGCGGTTTCGGCTGGTCGCGCGCCCGGTCGGCCGACAACATTACGGAGCTGGTCGCCGCAACGGTCGCGCTGAAGGGTTTCGACCTGCTGCCTGCAGCTCTGCCGCGAGCTGTCGCGCGAGCTGGTCGCAGCTCGTCCGAGGCGCTGCGTCGTGGTCCGCGTCGACGAGCTGACGCGCCCGCCTAAAGTCAGATTTGCTCTGCGCCGCGGGACGAATAAGGCAGGTTTGCTCGACGCCGGCGGCCGACTAAATCTCACTTGTCCTACGCAGCTGCAGCGTCACCGCTGGCTTTCGGTGCAGGTCGTCCCGCATAGTTCTGTCCGTGGGCAACGTAATGACGAGACTGGCAGACGCCATAACGGGCGCGGGTCGTGCGACATTCTCCGAGCCTGCCGCGCCGCCTCCGGTGGCAATCAGCGGCGCGGACGCTTCAGCCCCGTCCGCGTCGCTGTACCGGGCGCAGGCTGTCGCCGTACAGGTCGCGCTGAGCATCCCTGCCATGCGCAAGGCTCACCACCTCATCACCGGACTACCGGCGACCTGGGCGCTGTACGCCGAGCAGAACGGCTCGCGCGTCGACCCGTTCGACCAGCGCGCCGCCTGGCTGCGTCAGCCCGACCCGCTGCGCACCCGAGGCTGGATCATCACGAAGACGCTCGACGACGCGCTGTGGCATGACCGTTGCGTCTGGGAGTTCGAGCGCAACATCGCAGGGCAGGCGGCACGGTTCCGCCGCGTCAACCCTGCCCGCTACTCGACCCTCGACGAACCCGGCGACCCCGACACCGTCGCCGCATGGATCATCGACGGCGAAATGCGTTCGCCCGCCGAGTTCCGCCGCAGCCACATCGTCTTCGAGTGGGGCGGCATCGGTGGACTGAAGCGTTTCGGCGCTCCGCTTCTGTCGCTGTACGCCGACCTGCAGGCAGCCGCAGGCAACTACGCCCGCGCGCCGCACCCGAAGGCGATCCTGAAGAACGCAGGGCCTGACCTCAAAGACGACGAGATCGACGAGCTGCTAGAGACCTGGGACGTCAAGCGCGCCGACAAGTCGGTCGGTTACCTCAACTCGTCGATGGAATACGAGGTGACGACCGGTTGGTCGGCGCGTGAGCTGCAGCTGGTCGAAGCGCGCGAGCACGCCGCACTCGAAACCGCCCGCCTTACCGGACTCCCGGCCGCGTCCCTCGACGCCGCGACCACGTCGATGACCTACGGCAACATCGTCGAATACCGCAAGGACTTGCGCGAGGCGCTGCGTCCCTGGACTGACCCCATCGTCGACACTCTGTCGATGGACGACCGGACCGGCGTGACCTCCGGGCTGATCCTGCCGCGCGGCATGACTGCCGGTTTCGAGGACAGCGCCTACCTGCGCGACGAGGCAAAGACGCGCATGGAGACGTGGGCGAGCGGCATCGCCACCGGTGTGATCGACCTCGACGACGCCCGTACCCAAGAGCCGCTGAACAGAAAGTGACGCCCATGAAGATTGACCTCACGTTCGCCGAACCGACCTCGAACGGTTCCGCGTTCGCCGCAGCTGACGTCGACTCGGCGAAGCGCAAGCTGACCGGCGTCGCCGTCCCGTTCGGCGTTCCGTCCGGTCCCGCGTCGGACGGTTACCGCTACGAGTTCTCGGGACCGCCGAGCAACATCGACGAGCTGGTCGACGTCGTCGACGAGCACGACGCGAAGGCTGTCGCGGGTCGGCTCGCTGAGCCGTTCGCCGCCGACAAGTCGCACCTGCTCGCGTCGGCTCGACTGTTCTCGACGACGCGCGGCAATGACCTGCTGACCGAGGCAGTCGAAGGCGTGAAGACAGGCTTCAGCGTCGGCGCAGGTTTCGACAAGTTCACCGAACGGCCGGACGGCGTGCGCGTCGTCGACGACTGGACGGCGCTACACCTGGGAGTCGTCCGACGACCAGCATTCACCGAGGCGGCAGGGCTGACCCTTGCCGCGTCAGCACAGGATGGAGACACCGTGACCACCACGACCGACACCACGGCGCAGGCTGACGCAGCTGCCGCCGCTGCGCTCGCCGCGCAGGACAAGGGCAAGCAGGGCGGCGCGCAGATCGTCGAGCTGCCCACCATTGCCGAGCTGGCCGCGCAGGTCCGCGTCGAGCTGGACAAGGCCGCGAAGACGGGCACCCACCCGCTCGCCCGGTTCAAGACGGCCGACGACTTCTATGCCGCCTTCCAGTCGGCCGACGAGCCGGGTCGTGTCGCGCTCGCTGTCGAGTTCGCGCTGGTCGACCAGATCACCACGAACAACCCCGGCGTGATGCCTCCCGGCTGGCGCACCGACATCAAGGCCAACCTCGACAAGCGCCGCCCGGCGATCACCGCGACCGGTGGCCCGATCGGTCTGCCGGATGCTGGCATGGACGCCAACTGGCCCTACTTCGACGGCGACCTCGACGCGCTCATCGAGAAGCAGATCACCGAGAAGACGGAGCTGCACTCCGCGCGCATCGACATCAAGAAGGGAAACGCTCCGATCTTGTCGGCCGGTGTCGCCTCCGACATCAGCTACCAGCTGCTCATGCGCAGCTCGCCGAGCTACCTCGCCGCGCACAACGCGATCTGCGAGGCTGCCTGGGCGCGCTACACCGAGGCTGTCTTCGAGCTGGCGCTGTACGAGGCAGGCACCTACGTCGGCGCGCTCCCGGCCGACCTCACGAACGCAGCCGGTGCGCAGGCGCTGCGCACGCTTCTGTTCACCGCGTCCGCCGCTGTCGAGGACGCGACCGGCGCGCCCGCGACCGTCGTGCTCGCCGCCGACGACGTCTGGATCAGCGTCGGCGCGAACCCGGCACTGGTCCCGCAGACGTCGTCCCCTGGCACCCCGAACGCCGGTGGCACCGCCGACGCCGCGTCGCTGGAGGTCAACGTGTCGAACCTGAAGATCGACCGCGCGCCGTTCCTGCCCGCTGGCACTCTCGTCGTGCTGAACGGTTTCGCTGCCCGGTTCCCCGAGCAGGGTCCGATGGTCGCGACCGAGGAAGACGTCGCGAAGCTCGGACGCAACGTCGCCGTGTGGGGCATGTACGAGGAGGCCGAGGTCTACTTCCCGGCTGGCATCCGCGTCTACGGCGTCGACCCCGACGCGCCGTGACAGCGCGGCCGGTAGGCACCTGTCTAGGGCAGGTGCCTACCGGCCGACACAGCGTCAACCACCGGTTGACGCTCTGAGAGCTACCGAAGGGAGGCCGACCACATGGCCGTTACCACGTTCGCCACACTGCCGGACGCGCGTATGCACTGGCCCGACTCGACCGACCTCGACGACGACCGGCTCGCGAAGCTGCTCGCCGCTGCGTTCCCGCAGTGCGAGCTGTACGCGCCGCAGCTGCCCGCCGACGCGACCTACCCGACCGGCGTCCCCGAGGCGTACACGGTCGCGCAGGTGATGCAGGCACGCGAGCTGTACGAGGCGCAGCAGCGCGGCGAGCAGGACGTCATCGGCGTTGGCGACTACGCGCTGCGCGCCCGCCCGCTGATTGCCGCTGTCAAGTCCCTACTGCGCCCGCAGCGCGGCCGACCCGGTATCGGCTGATGGGCACCGCTCGCGACGTCGTCCTCGACCAGCTGTCGACGCTCGCCGTCGACATCGCCGAGGTCCGGCCGTATGCCCGCCTCACGCGCCAGCCTGCGAAGCGGACGCTGATGGTCCGGGTCGACGACATCGAACCCGAGGCGCAGATGCGCACCTACAAGTTCTCGCTGATCGTCCTGGGCACCCGGTTCGTCACCGACGACGACAAGGTCGGCGGCGTCGACGACGAGCTCGACGACGCAGTCGAAGCGATCCTCGCCGTGCTCGACAAGGGGACGACCGACCTCATCTGGACGTCGTGCAAGCGCGGCACCTACGAGGCGACAAACTCACCCTGCTACATCATCGCAACCCAATTCACCGGCACCTACGAACAGGACGTGACCCCATGACAAAGCTCGCCGTTGCACCCTTCACCATGAAGGACGTGCTGATGACCGTCGACGTCGACGACTACGCGCGGCACGTGTCCGAGGTGACCTTCACCCCGACCACGAAGCAGGACGACATCGTGTGGCAGGGCTTGTCGCCCGATGCCACGTTCACCGACAGCAGCTCGCCCGAGACGACCTGGGCCGTGACGTGGTCCTACGCGCAGGACTGGGAGACGCCGAACAGCCTGTCGCGCTACCTGGCCGACAACGCCGGACAGGTCAAGCCGGTCGTGTTCGAGCCGAAGCGCGGTGAGGGCACATCGTTCGCCTCTGACGTGACGCTCGCCGCAGGCCCGGTCGGTGGCAAGGTGAAGACGGTCGCCGAGGGCACGGTCACCCTGAAGTGCACCGAGCCGATTCCGTCCGCGATTCCCTGACCCGGTGGACGACTTCGAGCGGCAGGCACGCGCAGCTGCGCGCGACCTGCGCCGCCTTCCTGCCGAGCTGCGCAAGCGGCTCGGCAGGGAGGTCCGCGACGAGGTCGCCTACCCGCTGGCCGCAGACATCCGGGCAGCCTTCGACGGACCCTGGCAGCGGGTGCTCGTCGGCGCAGTGAAGACGCGCATACAGGGCGATCCGATGATCGTCGTCGGCGGCTCGCGCAAGGTGCTCTCCGGTGGCGCTTCCGTCCGCGATGTCGTGTTCGGCGATGAGTTCGGAGGCGGCTCGCGCGTCAGCACGGTCCGTTCGTCGCGCCGCGCCCGGTCCTACCAGCGCCGCTCGACGAGGCAGTTCGCAGGCAAGGCGCGAGACAACATCCTGGGCACGATCCGCCGACAAGCGGATCAGACCTTCGACCGGTGGGCCGACGTCGTCGAGCGCATCATCAACGAGAGTGTGGAGTAATGGCAGACAAGGCGCGTGACCTGCAATTCCGGGTCCTCTCGGACCTGTCAAAACTCGACCTCGACGCAGGCGCTAAGCAGTTCGACGAGCTGGGCGACGCGAGCCGCCGCGCGCTCGACGAGGTCGACGACAGCACGGACACCGCTGCCCGGTCACTGCGCGACCTCGCCGACGACTCCCGCGACCCCGCCCGCAAGGTCAAGCGCGCCTTCGACGACATCGGCGACAGCAGCAAGCAGACCTTCCGCCGCGACGTCGACGACGATCTGCACAAGGCAGGGCAGTCATTCGACGAGTTCAAGGACGAAGCTAAGGCGAACGTGTCCGAGGTCGCGTCGTCATTCCGTGGCGACCTCGCCTCATCCATCGACCTAGTGCAAGGCACCCTGGGCGGTTTGGCTGGCAGTCTCGGCGGCATCGGCGGCGTCGTCGCTGCAGCTGCCGGTGCAGCCGGTGTCGGACTCATCGCGAAGGCTTTCGAGACAGCGCAGCAGAAGGCCGAAGAACTGCGCGAGGCCACGACGCAGTGGACGCAGGCGCTCATCGACGGCACCGCCGAGTCGCTGATCCAGCAGAACCTCAACACTGCCGCGACCGAGGACGGCGGCAAGGCGCTGCGCGACTGGACGAAGCGAGCAGAGGAAGCAGGCATCGTCACCGAGGACTACGTGCGAGCTATGGCTGGTGACGCCGAAGCTCGCGACCGCATCCTGCCGCTGCTGCAGCGACAGGACGCGACCCTGACGGCGCTGTCCCGGACGACGAAGGGTCTGACCGAGGACCAGCTGCGCCAGAGCATCGCGATCGGCGACGCGCTCGACCCGCTCAACGCCGCGAACACGGCGATCCGTGAAGGCACCAAGAACGCTAACGCGCTGCGCGAGGCGACTAACCGACCCTTCACTGTGCAGCTGCTCACGAAGATTCAGCGGCCGTCCGCTAAGGAGCTTGACGCGATCCGCGAGGACGTCCGCAACCGGATCGGCGTTATCCCGGTGCAGCTGCGAGTCGAAGGTCAAAGCAAGTACGCGAACACGTCGAACAACTCTAGGTATAGGTACTGATGACAGCTCTCGTCCTGACCCCGCAGCCGTCGACCGCGTCTGTCCTGCTGCAGATCACCGGCGCGCCAGCTGGCCCGGTCGTCATCACCCGCACCGATGTCAACGGCAGCGGCTCTGTTCGTCTGCGCGTAGGGCAGGTCCCGATTGCCGGTGCTCTGACCCTGACCGACTACGAGCCTGCGCTGCTCGGCGACCTGACCTACGACGTCGTCGACTCCGCGAACGCTGTCGTCTCCGAGACGACCACGCTGGAAGGCACCGTGACGCAGCCGCAGATCGGCGGCGTGCAGCAACCCGGTTTGGAGTTCGACCCGCAGCTAATCACCGGCTACACCTCGACCCGCAGCGGTAGCTCGACCGTGCACGAGCTGGTCGGTCGCGCCGACCCCGTTGTCGTCCTGGGACCGACCCGCCTGCGCCGAGGACGCTTGTCGGTGTGGCTCGCCGACTACGCAGCTGCAGCTGCGTGCATCGGTGTCCTGGCGCAAGCTCGCATCCTCATGCTGCGCCAGCCGGACTATCCCGGCATGGATATGTACTTCTTGGCGACCGAGCTGCCAGCGCAGCCGCTCGCGAAGACGTCGCAGGGCTGGCGCTGGTCGGTCGAGTTCGACTATGTCGAGCTGCGTTCGCCGTCCCTGCCTCTGCTCGGCGCGGCAGGCTGGACGTTCGACGACGTCGCGTCCGGCTACCCGACCTTTGCCGCTGTCCGCTCGACGTTCGCGGACTTTGACGCGCTGCTGGTCGGTGTCTGATGGCGACTGCACCGTTCGACCCCGAGGTCGAGCAGCTGGTCAAGCAGACTCACGAGCAGACCTTCGAGGCTGTCGCCGTGGTCGCTGGGACGACCTACGACCTCGAGGTCGTCGACTACGCCGTCGACTGGGACGAGAACAGGACGCCGCGCGTTGCAGCTCGGCTCGACTGCGTCGTCGCCGACGAAGCTACGCTCGCCGCGCTCGACCCGAGGACATCGGTCCGCGTGCAGCTCACCGTCGGCTACCGGCTGCCAGCTGGCACCTACGCTAAGCATCAGGTTGCTGACCTGCATTTGCGTTCCCGCGTCGTCAACCGGCCGGACAACACGATGACGCTCGAATGCGCCAGCGACGACATGCTGCTCGTCGACGCCGCGCCAGCTGCGCAGTTCTATGAGGGTTTCTTGCTGCACGACTCGGCAGTCGGATTCATCGAGCAAACTATCGACCAGCTGCTACTCGACACCCCGGCATACCCGCCGACGTTCGTGTCAGATATGCCAACGGACGGCGGCGAGTTCGTCGCCGAAGCGTTCCCCGGCGACTTCTGGGACGTCATGATCGACGCCGCCGACGCGATGGACGCCGACCTCTACGACGACGGCGACCGAGTCTTTCGACTCACGCCGCGCCGCTACCTGACAGCTGACACCGCCGCGCAACTGAGCGTCGGCTCGAACGCGACGATCATCAGCTCGACGTCCGGAATCGACCGCGACAACTGGTGGAACGCCGCCACAATCTTCTGGACGTGGTCGAACCGCGCCAACCCGTCACTGCCAGATCGGACCTGGGGCATCGCTTACGTGCAGTCAGGACCGTTCGCGCAGGTCAACTCCGGTCGCCGCGAGTTCGTGCAGCGCCGTGACGGTCAAGTGTCCGCGACCACGGCGCAGCGGGTCGCCGTCACGGTCCTGCGTCGGCTGCTCGCGCGCGCCCGTACCTACCAGCTCGACGCGCTCGCGATGTGGTGGCTACGCCCGTCCGATACCGTGACGATTCAGCTTCCCACCGGTGGGCAAGAGCGGCACCTGGTCGCATCAGTCGTGTTCCGCACCGGTGGAAAGATGCAGCTCACAACCCGTTTGCCCGACGACACATCAGTGATTGGAGAGTGACCAAATGGCATCCTCAACGCCAAAGTACGGACTTCCGTACCCGGCTCTGACGGACGTCCCCGACGTCCCCTACTACCTGCAGCAGATAGCGCAGCAGGCCGAAGCAGTGCTGCAGACCCTCGTCCGGTCGCAGGACTCCGACGCGACCTACCCGAAGTCGCTCGCTGGCATCACGGCCGAAACCGTCGTCGACCGCATCACCATTGCGGCAGTCGCCTACCCGCGACGCATCAACGTCGTGTCCAACTGCTACGTGGTCGCCGTGACGAACCCTGCCACCCCTGACTACATCATCTATGCGTCAGTCAACGGAGCTGCAGCTACGCAGATCGGCTACACCCGGAAGACGCTCGCCGCTGCGTCGGCCGCCGATTTCATGACGGTTACCGGCAAGGTCGACGTACCAGCCAATCAGACCTGCGTCATCGAAACGCGCATCACCCGGTTCGCAGGTACGGGCACGATCACGACGTCAGCCAACACGAAGCTGACCAATACCAACGTGCTGATGGTCCGCACGTGAGCACGCGACCCTGGCACGCCGCCCCCTGTCTGCTGATGCTGAGGGCGCAGCTCAATACCGCGTACCCGAACCGTTCGGTCAAGAGTGACGGCATGATCGGCGACGCCGCGCACGCCGCAACCAAGTCCGAGCACAATCCGGACCCTGACGGCACGGTCCGCGCCTTCGACGTGACGCATGACCCGGTCGGCGGCGTCGACTGTCACAAGCTCGCCGCGCAGCTGGTCACCTCCCGCGACTCGCGCATCCTGTACGTCATCTGGAACGGGCGCATCGCGAGGTCCTACCCGAAACCCGGCATCCCCGCATGGTCCTGGGCGCGCTACACCGGTACGGACCCGCACACGAACCACCTTCACCTGTCCGTCACCGTGGCGGGCGCAACCAACACCCGGCCGTGGCGCATCGTCGCACCGGTCCCAACACAGGAGGATCCATTGGCAGGCATCACGATCGCAGACATCGAAAAGGCAGCCGCGCGCGGCGTCCTCAGCGCCAACCTGGGCAGCAGCGGTCCGCTGGTCGCCGTCGCGCTGCAGCGCAGCTACCAAATGCTCGCTGCGCTGCTCGACGAGGGCCGCAGCGACGAGCTGGCGAACCGCATCGTCGAGAAGCTCGGCGGCGCGGACGGCGTCGACGCAGCTGTCGTCAAGCAGGCAGTGAAGGACGCTCTGAAGGAGGGAACCGAGTGAGCATCCCCGGCACCCCGTCCGGCAAGAGCGGACAGACCGTCGCTGCGATGACGTTCGGCACGATCATCTTCTGCGCGACCTTGGGCGCATGGCTCTACGGCGCAGAGCGCGGCATCGACACAACCGTGCTCTGGTCCGTCACGACGCCGGTCATTGGCTTCCTATTCATCGGTGGCGCGCTGTCGAAGACGGCAGAGCACGCCGAGCAGGCAGCCGTGCAAACCAACGGCTCTATGGACTCGAAGATCAAAGCGGCCGTGTCGTCGGCGCTCGCCGACCGCGACAAGGCGCGCACGAGGCAGGCGCAGGGCGACATCGCCGAACCGGTGAAGGTCACGCTGCCAGCTGACGTCGTGGTCGATGCCGCGCGCCAGCTCGACCCGGACGTCAGCTAAGAATAAGGCAGGTTTGTTCGGCCGCCGGCGTCGAGCAAACCTGCCTTATTCGTCCCGCGGCCGCGAATACGTCCGGCGCAGGGTCGACCCGCGCTCTGGGCGGTAGTTGCAGGCACCGACACGATGAGGCAACATGGGCGCTTCCACCAGCCGCGCACGCGGCAGGGCTGAACTGAAGGGCTGACTGATGGACTTCTATGGACTGCTAGAGCAGATCAGACTCGACCGCATTGCCGCGCTCGACGCGCTGGTCGACGAGCGCGAAGGCGACTTCCGCAAGGCTGTAACCCGGCTCGCGTCGCACGCGCAGCTGCTCGCCGATGATGTGGCGGTGATGTGATGATCTGCGACGCGACCGGTCTGCACTGCACAGAGGCAGTGCCAGCTGTCAACGTCACTCACGGCATACCGGTAGGTCCGATGTGGCTCTACCTGGTCGCTATCGGCATCGTCGGGCTGTCGCTGCTCGTCGGGCTGCTACGCGCAGCTGGCAAGCGCCAGCCGCACGACACGCCCCGGATCGTCGAGCGCCCGACCTACCGCTGCGCGCAGCGTGGCTGCCCTGGTCGAGCTACCCGCATCGTCCTCATGGTCACCGCTGCGACCGAGTCGCGCGTCGTCTGCGACGAGGACTGCGCGCGGCTCGTCCGTCTGGGCCACGCTGTCGACCTGGGACCGATTGAGAGGACCGGACGATGACGACCGCGCAGCGCAGGATTCAGCGTCAACGTTCGGTTGACGCCGGATTGAAGGCAACCGACCACGGCGACTACTACGCCTTCGCACGTCGGCTCGCGCGTGCATTCGGCCGCAGGGTCGCCGACAGTGACCCGGCCGACCTCGCGCTGCTGCTCGCCTTGCGCGACGAGGTCGACGACGCGATCGCCGTCGCCGTCCGGTCGCAGCGCGAGGCTGGTTTCAGCTGGGCCGAGATTGCCGCGCCGCTCGCGATGACAAAGCAGGCTGCGTTCAAGCGTTGGGGGCAGGTGGCGTCATGAGCGACACCCGCGTCGTGTTCGGCCGCAACGCCGTCGACGATCGTCCCGAGTGCCCGCGCGTCGTGCAGCTGCTCGACAGCGTCGTCGCCTGCGAGCTGCCAGACGGTCACCCATACCGGGGGCAGCCGGTGCACACCGCGACCGTCTACGGCGTCGTCGACGACCGGTCGGTGCCGGTGCTGGTCAAGTGGATTGACGTGCGCGACCCGGCACCCAGAACGCAGGTCGGATGATGACCGCGTTCGACAACCCGGACGAGGTCGACGTGACCGAGCCGCACGTCGACGTCGATGTCGTCATGTTCCGACTCGACGTCGACCTCGCTGCAGACGCCGACCGGCATACCCGCCACGGCGATCAGCTCTGGGGTCGAGCTGACCTGCTCGTCGACCCGGACGGCACGGTGCGGTCTGGCTGACCTCCCGCGCTGGCGCAGCGTCCCCGACGCGCACGACTACCTCATCAGCGACGAAGGCGAGGTGCGGCGCATCCTGGCCGATGGGACGTGGCGCACGATCAAAGGCTGCCGCAATAACAAGGGCTACCGGAAGGTCGACCTATGGGTCGATGACCCGGACCGGCCGACAGGTCGTCGACGCTGGCAGCAGTACGTGCACAATCTGGTCCTGCTCGCGTTCGTCGGTCCTCGACCCGAGGACCACGACGGCGACCACATCGACGGCGACCAGCTCAACAACACGTTGCCCAACCTGCGTTGGCGACCCGCCGAAGAAAACCGCTGGGCCTGGCACGGTCCGCAGTGGCGTAGTGTCACCACCGACGAGACAGAAGGGCTGACAGCATGACGCACCGATCACCAGCAGAGCGGCACCGCGCCAGCGTCGAGCGCCGCGCTAACAAGGCGGCACGCAAGCGCGCCGAGAGGATGCGCGAGCAGCAGCGTCGAGAGGCCGAGAGGATGCGCCGTTGGGAGCAGCGCAAGGCGCAGCTGCCGGACGGCGTCGACCCCGAGGCGGCACCGTGACGCCCGACGAGCAGCTGC